GCGGCAGCTCACCCCCGGCGACAGCCGCCAGCGCGCATGGAAGTTCGTCCGGTTCGACGAGTCGGCGAAGTCGCTGATGCCGCCGCGGCTCGTCGAGCGGTACTTCCCCGGACACGAGCAGGCCGACATGGACGGCGCACAGTCGGACGACGCCCAGGGTTCGGGTGCCGACGACACCGGTGCCGACGGCGAGACAGACGAGTTCGCCGACACCGAGCGGGCCGCGTTCGGCGCCGAGCCCATCATGCGCGCCGCGGACAGCCTCACCGGCTACGTCACCGTCACCGCCGAGATCGTCACCACAGTCGGGCTCGGCGAGACGGACTCCGGGTGCAAGGCCGTGCTCAAAGACGCCAGCGGGGCCATCGACCTCGTCTCGTGGGACGCCGGCATGAACTCGAAGCTTCGCGAGCACGAGGGGCGCGCCGTTGCCGTTCGCAACGCCGAGGTCTCCGAGTACGACGGCGATCACCAACTGTCCCCGGTCGAGGGGCTCACCACTGTCGAGCAGATCCAGCGCGGTGTCGGGTTCACCGAAGCGGCAGACCCCGACGACGTCGTCGCGTCCGAGACCGACGACGGTACCTCGCAGGGGGGCATCGACGACACGCAGGACACCGCTGGCGGCGAGGCGAGCACCGACGGTGGCTCCGAGTACGAGGGTCCGAAGGGTCAGGTGCACGAGTACCTTCGGAAGACTGGGTCGAGTGCGTCCGTCCCCGAGCTCGCCGGCGCGCTCTCTCTCGACCCCGGCACGGCGAAGGAGGCCGCCGAGGCGCTCGCGGAAGACGGGCGCGTCGTCGACCGTAGTGGGCAGTTCGCGCTCAACGACTGACGGACCCTCGTCGCGGAACGTCTCTGTTTCTTGAGGTGTCACACCCTCCACCCCCGGTGTCACGGGTGGGGGCGTGACACCGGCACCCTTCGTAGAAGGCCTCAACCTCCCGGTATCGGCGGATAACGTGTAAGGTTCTTGGGGTGTCACGGGTGTCACGGGTGGGTTCTACCCTATCGCGCGTGCGCGCACATGCACGCGCCCGCGCTCGCCCGCGCTCGCACACGATAGTTCGGATTAGACCCGTGACACCTGTGACACCCCAGATCCCTGACACCGCAAGCGGCGTGCGCGCGACGAAGCGGCGCTCTCTGCGGGGTGGGGGTGTCACGCCCCCACCCGTGACGCCGTGTGACGGGGGTGTGACACGGGCGTCACGGGTCGTCACGAAACGTCACCACAACCACTTTGTGCCACGCTCACGTATTACCACCGTAACGCGAGCCGCCGACCCCGGCCGCAGGCTGACACACCAAACAACTCCATGACCGACACCGACACCGACACCGACTCAGCCGAGACGCACGACCTCGCCGAGCCGCCACTCTCACCGGCGGAGACGCAGCGCCGACTGCCATCCCTCGACCTCATCGAGGACGACGACATCCGCTGCGAGACGCGACACCTGGCGCGCTACGCACCCGCGTACTTCTGGACGCGCCCGGGCTCGACGGCGGGCTACCACAACGCGCACGAACACGGCCTGTGGGCGCACACGCTGAAGCTCTCGACGGTGATCGAACGACTCGCCGACTCCTACACCGAGCGCGATCTGCTTCGCGCCCCGCTCGACGTCGACCGCGCGCACGCGGCGGCGGTCCTCCACGATATGCGGAAGGCGGGCGAGGACGGTGAGGAGACGCAGTCGGATCACGACTGGTGGATGGGTGGCGTCGTCCGCCAGGAGAGCGCGCTCGACGACACGATCGCGCGCGCCATCGAGAGTCATATGGGCGCATGGTACGCCGGCCCAGAGCCGACGTCGACGCTCGAGGAGCTGGTGCACGTCGCGGACATGGTCGCGAGCGACGACAACGCCGCGATCGCGCTGCCCGGCCCGGTGCCGGAGGAGCTCGAAGCGCTGGGGTACGAGTCGGCTGACTTCTGATCCTCTCGGCGGCATGAACACGCAACGGGGGGTCTCGGCGTCGCCGACTAACCCCGCTGGCGCTCCGTGTTTGGCGGGTGTGAGGGTGGCCGCGATTACTGTGATAATCATGACCACAATTCTGGCAGTTACTCTGTCTTACCTCTCTAAGACACAGTAAACTCAGGCAACAACCAGCAATAATACCCTGATCAAAGGTGTTTTTGTGGTACCAAAGTCATGTGGTAATATGGGAATACCACAGAACACCACAGCAGCGGAACTCGGCCGGTATCAGGGCATTCATTCGCTTTCCCTGCCCGAGCTGCGGCGACTCCACCACGATGAGGGGATGACGATAGGTGAGATCGCAGACCATCTCGGCGAGGGCGTCAGGGATGTCGCGGTGAGGATGGGCGAGGCGGGGATCGACAAGCTTTGCGACGCCTGTGGTGAGAAAGTCCAGCCGGCGGGTGTGTCACCGGCTATCAACTACTGCTCGGAGCGTTGTGAAACGCTTGACAACGGTGGCGACGTTGTCTGCCCCGACTGCGGCGAGACAATCTCGGAAACCGGGCGGTGGGTGGCGCACCGAGATCGGCATGGTGATGTACGGCCGATCCTTGAGAAGACGACGAACTACGATCCGGACGGTGGTCGCGTGAAGTGGGCGGCGCAGCGGGGCGCGGCGCTCCACCGAGCGGGCGGTTCGTGTGAACTCTGCGGTAGCGAGGATGCGCTCGACGTCCACCACCTCATCAAACGCCGACACTTCGACCACGAGGAGCGATCGCACGCTCTGGAGAACCTCATCGTTCTCTGCCGTGGGTGTCACGCGAGCCATGAGAACGCCGGCGTACGGTCAACACTTCGCGGCGCGCTCTGCGACTGAGCGCCAGCGCTGTCCGACTTGACACCACAGCACCACAACACCTTTTACAGACGCCCACGTATTACCATCCGCGTCCGTCAAGGACGTCGTGACATGCTCGCCGGGAGTCGGGGCGAAAGAAGGCGCGGTCTGCTCTGATGTGGGTGAGAGCCACTCATCATGCCACCACCCGTGACCGCGTCCTAAAGCCACTCCCGGTCTTTTAAGACATGTACCGCCGGCGTCGCGGTGCTTTTCTCACCGCCGGCACCACAGCACCACAACACTTTTGCGGCACGGTCCCGAACAGACTGATAACGGAACCGCGTGAGCGGCTGAGCCAGACACAACCGAGCAGAGCGTAAACACCGCAGTGACGCCGAGGAACCTGGCCAGGTGCGACAGCCGGAGAGACGGCCTTAGTCTTACCTATGACGTCAAACAAATACAACGGTGAGCGGTGGGAGAAGGCGAGGAACGCGGCCCTCGCTCGAGATCGTGTCTGTCAGGACTGCGGCACGGGCGACAATCTCCACGTCCACCACATCCGGCCTGTTCGCACTTTTGACGACTACGGCGAGGCGCACGACCTCAACAACCTCGTCGTGCTTTGCCAACACTGCCACCCCGAGTGGGAGGGCCGGCGTGACCGACCGAACGCCCTTGACGACGGTGGCCGCGTCCAGCTGTCGCAACTTGTTCACGACCTTTCGCGGGAGACTATTGGGAGGTTGTATGACGAGCCCGGTCCGTGGGTCCTCTACGAGTACTTCCGCGACGTCTTGGTTGACGACAGGTGGCGGTGCGGTGTCTGCTTCCGAAAGATGGATCAGACGCAAGCGAAGGCGGAATTTTGCCCGCACTGCGGGCGCGGTCCGCACTTCTGGGACCTTGAAGACGCGTTCTCGCTGGAGCAACTGAAACACCGCTCCGAGCTGGTCGCTGCGGCGCTTAACCGACACGGCATACCGGCTGACGCCGATGTCGCGCTGAGCATGACCGAGAAGTTGTGGGAGAAGAAGGCTTACCACGACAACGGGTGGCTCGATAAGAAGTTGCTGTATAATGTGGCCTACGTGGCTATCCAGGTAGCGTATTCTCCTGCGGCTGTCGGTGTCGAATACGACCCGATCTGCCCTGAGCCGTCGCCTATCAAGACAACCGACTGATGAAATCGTCAGCTTACACCGAGCGCCTGCTCGACGCACCGGATGTCTGTAAGAGCTGTCTCCGGATCATCCGCATCGAGCGGGTCGACCCGGCGCGGAGTGAGACGGACGCCGACGGGAAGCTTCGCGACATCGAGACGATGTACGAGCGCGACCCGACGACGACCGAGGTCGCGTACGGGCCGGCGGACTCGGTCGGCGAGCAGAAGGGTGTCTTCTGCGCCGAGTGTGGCACCGAGGGCGCGCACGACGATTTCTGGCGAGACGACGACGTCGACGACGAGCGCTTCCGCGAGCTCGTCCAGCACGCCATCGCGACCCTTGAGGAGAAGGGCGTCACGCTGTCGCGGCAGGACTTCGCGCGGCACGCGCTCTACCAGCGCCACCGACAGGAAGAGGACGTCGACAAGGCGCTCTCGGAGGCGACGAAGGCGGCGATCGTGGCCGAGGTGGCCTCGGACAGCGACGGCCCGGAGCGCGAGCACGCATAAATGGATATCGACGATATCAACCTGACCGAACGGCAGCGAGACGTCCTCGTCGAGCTCCCGGCGCGGACGCCGGAGATCGCGGACGCGCTCGACGTCGCGGCGACGACGGTGGAGGGCCACCGCAACGCGCTCAAGGACAAGGGCGTGCCGCTTGAGTTCGACCGCGAGTCGAACGAGTGGTACGTCGACGGGTCGGTTGAGGGTCTTAACCAACAGAACACCGATGACGACGGCGATGTGTTGGTTAACGACGACGCCGAGGCGGACCTGCCGGACCTGGACGACGTCGAGCCCGAGCCGGGCGCCGAACCCGACCCGTCGGATCTGACGGCCCGCGAGGAGTATCTGGCTCGCGAACTCCAGACGGGCGCCACGGTCGACGGGCTCGCCGACGAGCTGGACGAGCGCCCGTCGATCGTCACGGAACATCTCCGCGACCTGCGCCGGCGCGGGTGGCAGGTGTACGTCGACGAGAGCGCGGGCCACGTCGCCATCGAGGGCGACCACGCGCTCCGGTCGTCGGAGCACAAGGGCACGCGGACGCGGAAGGCAAACCAGTGGTGGGAGCGGTCGCACAACGCGCTCGTGCGGCAGTTCCGCGCGCTGGAGACGCCTGAGGCGACGCTGTCGGCGTCGGACGGGTCGGAGGACTGGGTCACGCACCTGACGGACCTCCACGCCGGCGACATCGTCCGGCGGGCGGACGGCGAGGTCGTCTACTCTACGGACGAGATCCCGGACATCGTCGACTACGCGACCGAGCAGTCGCTGTCGCTCGCGGCGAAGCACGCGTCGGACTACGACGCGGCCCACCTGCTGTGGGGCGGCGACTTCGTGACGAACGAGGGCATCTACGAGGGGCAGTGGGAAGACCTCGACGCGTTCCTCGACGAGCAGCACGAGGTGCTTATCGACCCGCTCATCCGGCAGGTCAAGGCGTTCGCGGAGCGCTTCCCGACGGTCCAGGTCGTCTGTCAGGTCGGCAACCACGGCCAGAACCGCGCGAGCGGGACGTCGAAGCAGGCGAACGCGGACCTCATCCTCTACAAGACGATCCGGAACACGATCGCGCAGATCCGCGAGCACTCGGACGCGCTCGACAACGTCAACTTCGTGATCGGCGAGGCGCGGGCGTTCCGCAACTTCGAGATGCGCGGCGGCGAGCTGACCGGCCACCTGCGCCACGGGCAACACCGGCGACCGCAGGCGGAGACGTCGGCGCGCGACAAGGAGTGGACGAAGACGCTGCTCGACCACGAGTTCGACGTCGCGTACATGGGCCACTACCACATCTCGGGGCGCATCCCGTGGAGCGGGCCGCCGATCCTCGCGTCGCCGAGCCCGAAGCCGGCCGGCGAGTTCGTCGAGAGCATCGGCGCGCGGATGCCCGGCGACCACCAGGGCGTCGCGACCTGCCACGGCGTGAGCGACGACGGCCTGACCGGCGTCTTCCCGATCGACACGCGCAAATACGATTCATGATGCACCAGCGAACAAACGCGACGGTCGCGTTCGACGCCGACGTCCACGTGCTGGCGGTTGACGGCGACCCGGACCGCATCGCGTTCTACGACGGCTCCTCGCGGCAGTGTTGGCTCTCGATGGACGACCCGCTGGACCTGCGGGACTACCGGTAACATGGATGCACTATGACCGACACGCAACACACGCGGACGGAGGCCCGGCCGTGGTACGTCCGCGACAAGGCCGTCGAGGAGCACAAGCAAGCGATCCGCAGCGACGAGAGCGATGACCCCACGATGAAACGGAAGCTCACCATCCTCCGGTCGATCATCGTCAACCTCGGGATCATCGGGCTCTCGGGCTACGGGCTGATGCTCGGCGGCGACGTCACGTGGATCACGATCTTCGGGCTCGCCGTCCTCGCCGGCTACAACGGGATCGAGGTGAGCGAATTAGCGGCGTTCTTCCAGGCGTATCAGGAGGTGGGCAAGGGCGATGAGTGAGCCCGATGACATCCGCGACCTGACAAACGTCGGCGAGCGCCGCGCCGAGCAACTGCGCGACGCTGGCTTTGAGAGCGCGGCGGACGTCCGCGCGGCCGACCTCGAGGACCTTACCGCGATCGAACGCATCGGCGAGTCGGTCGCGGAGGGCATCCAGAACGACGAGCCCCGGCAGGGTGCGGCGACGAACAAGAAGGTGGAGAAGTTCGACGAGGTCCGCGACGAGCTCCTCAAACACGCGGCACAGCCGAAGACGAAGAAGGGCGTCGCGCGCGACGTCGGTATCGCGCGAGAAACGCTGTATAAATACCTCGACGAACACGAGGAGTTCGCGTCAGAGTTCCGGAAGGCCCGCGGCGTTGCCGAGCGCCGCCTCATCGAGCGCGGCCTCGAAGACGACCCGGACGTCGACACGCAGTTCGTGAAGTTCCTGCTTGAGCGCTCGTACGACTACACGAAGGAGGAGCGGCACAAGATCGACGCCGACGTCGAGCACAGCGGCGACATTGGCTGGCGGGACTACATTGAGGCAGCCCAAGAATGAGCGCCGTCCCCGACACGCCCGCAGGAGCCCCGCCACCGGAGCGGTACACAGACGGCGAGGACCGATATGTCAACTTTGCCGAGGACTTCCTCGGCCTCCAACTCGCGCCGACGCAGAAGCGCATCCTTCGGGCGATCGCGAACCACCAGCGCGTGGTCGTGGTTTCGGGAAACGGCGTCGGCAAGTCGTTTTCCGTCGGGATGGGTGTGCTCGGCTTCCTTTTCACAAACCCGGACTCGTTCGTCATCGGGACGTCCGGCTCGTACGGGCAGTTTGTCGACGCCATGTGGCGGTCGATGATCGACGAGATGTTCGAGCCGGCACAAGAGACGCACGACCTGCCCGGCTCAGTGACGTGGGGACAGCAGCCGTCGCTTGAGATCACGAAGAACTGGTACGCGAAGATCGTCTCGCCGAAGAAGCCGAAGGGGCTCGAAGGACGACACGCCGAGGCGGGGATGGTCGTGATCGAAGAGGCCGACTCCGAGGAGATCACGTCAAAACACCTGTCAAGCGCTAGGTCAACGGCGACGAGCGAGGATGACCGCATCGTCGTGGTGGCGAATCCACCCGAAGACGAGACGGACGTCGTGGCGGACCTCCTCGATAACGATCGATACCACACGATCCAGTTCTCCTCGTTCGAGAGTCACAACGCGCAGGTCGACGCCGGCGTCGAGGACGGTGAGAAGATTCCCGGCCTCGTCGACCTCCACACGATCAAAGAGGACTGGGAGGACTACAACGACGAGGAGTGGCCGGGGTGGGACGAAGCGCGAACGGCACACAAGCGCCGCGACGACCTCGCTGTCGACTGGTACCGGCGCCGCGCGGGCGTCATCCCCAAGGAGAACGCCGCCGAGACGCGGCCGTGGTACCTCGACGACGTCAAGGCCGCTGTCGGTCGGTCGGTGCCGCCGGAGATGGCGCCCGACAGGCCCGCCGCAGTGGGCGTGGACCTCGCCAGGAAGGGCGGCGACAGGACGGTTGTCGGGCTGCTCTACGAGGACCACGCGCGGTTTACGGAGTGGTCGCACACGGACCACAACCAGAACTACGCGCGCATCTCGAAGGCCATTGAGCAGCTCGACAACACCCCTCCGATCGCGGTCGACGCCGTCGGCGAAGGGAGCGGTGTGGCCGACCGGCTCGCCGACCGGTACGGAACAGTCGTGCGGTTCAAGGCCGGGCAGAAAGCGCTCCAAGAGAATGAGTACTACAACCGCTGGACTGAGGGCCTTGACCGCCTCGGCCAGCGGCTCGGCGAGACCGCGATCGAGAACGCCGACGCCCGCGAGCAACTGTTCGCCGCGGCACGCGTGCTCGAACTCACCGAGAAGCGCCGGCGGTCGGGTGACCTGCTCCGGGCGACGCCAAAGTCCGAGCTCAAGGAGCACCTCGGAGAGTCGCCGGACCACCTCGACACGCTCGTCATGGGGGCGTGGGTTGCGCCTCTCGCCAACCGGCGTGGGTCGGGCGACAACTCCAGCGGAGTGAGCTACCTCTAACATGACTGACGACACCACTGACGACACGAGCGACGAGATCACGCTGTCAGTCGACACCCTCGGCAACGGCGGCGCGATGTCGAAGGCCGAAGAGACGACGCAGCTGGACGAGCGGCACATCGCGACTGACGTCGGTCGGGGCATCCAGCCGCCGTACAACCCCGAGACGCTCGCCGCGTTCCAAGAACTCAACGAGACACACCAGGCGTGCATCCGCAAGAAGTCTCGCTACGAGGCGGGCTACGGCTTCGAGATTGTCGCCCACCCGAGCGCTGACGAGCCGGATGAAGGCGGCGAGTCCTACCAGACGGTGCGCGACTTCTGGTACGGCTCCGACTCACGCTGGCAGATCGGCCCCGAGGGAACGGCGATGTCGACGCCCGAAGAGGTGCTCGAACTCGGCCGACAGGACTACCACGGGATCGGCTGGGCCGCGCTGGAGATCCTCGTCGAGGGCGACGGCACGCCGGTCGGGCTCGCGCACGTCCCTGCGGCGACTGTCCGCGTCCGGAAGACGACGACCACGATCGAGCGCGAAGACGGCGAGGAGGTCGAGAACATCGAGAGCGGGCACGGCTACGTTCAGGTCCGGCAGGGGCGACGTCGGTACTTCGGCGAGGCGGGAGACCGCTACGGCGACGACAAGCGCTTCGTCGACAAGGAGACGGGCGAGGTCGCGAGTGACGCCGGCGAGCTCAAGAACGGCCCTGCGAACGAGCTCATCTTCTTGCCGAACCCGTCGCCGCTCGCGCTCTACTACGGCGTCCCCGACTGGGTCGCCGCGATGCAGACAATGGGCGCCGACCAGGCGGCCAAGGAGTGGAACCACGACGTCTTTGACAACCTCGGCATCCCGCACTACGCGGTGAAGGTGACCGGCGGGACGCTCTCGGAGGACTCGAAGGAAGACCTCCGCAACCTGATGGACAACCTGAAGGGGTCGCGCTATCGGACGGCGATCCTCGAGGTGGAGGAGTTCGTCGACGACCACGGCCTCGGCGACGGTGGCAGCGACGTCAACATCGAACTGGAGCCGATCGGGGCGCGCGAAGATCTCGACATGGAGTTCCAGGCGTTCCGCGAGCGCAACGAGCATGAGATCGCGAAGGTCCACGGTGTTCCGCCTGTCCTGATCAACGTCACGTCGACGTCGAACCGCGCGAACAGCAAAGAGCAAACGCGCGAGTTCGCAAAGGGGATTATCGAGCCGGAACAGGCGAAGTTCTCTGCGAGACTATACAAGATCATCCATCAAGACGCGCTCGACGTCGACGAGTGGACGATCGACTTTGAACTTAGAGGGGCGGAGCAGCCAGAGCAAGATGCGAAGATGGCCGAGCAACGCGTCCGAGCGATGCGCCTCGCGGGGGTCGGCACGGTCAACGAAGCTAGGGAAGAACTCGACCTCGCGCCGTTCGAGGACGACCGCGGCGATATGACGCTCTCCGAGTTTGAGGCAGAGTTCGGCGCGGACGCTAGCGACGGCGACGCTGAGGCGATGCTGACACGCTCCAAGGCAGCGCCACCCTTAGAAAACAAGATCGGCGAGCGGAAGAGCATCGACGTCGACGTCGAGAAGGATCCG